TTTCCAAAACCCCTTCAAATGATTAATCTCTAAAATCTACATAATTCTCGGCTAATGTCTCAGGCTTGTCACCAGTAACAATACGTTCTCGGCCAATGCTAACAGAAACAAAATTTTGTCTTTTCTTTATTCGTGGAGTTCTTTGGTTTGGGCCGGCCCCCAAGAGATATCCCAAGATTTTCATATCAATTTTAGTTTCGTATTTTCTTTCTTCTTCACCTAAGTTTGAAGCATTATTTTCTGTAGAGAAGCCCTCTTGTATAAAAACTTCGTATGAGTGGCCACGGTGTCGCAAAACAAGATAATTAATACCAACACCCAAATTAATAAATGGTTCTAAAGTACTATTCATCTGTTGCAAATACTCAGTCCTAATTTTAACTGAATAATCCACTGTAATATACACCGGCATTGGAACTGTAATCGTTTCATAAACAACTTTTTTATTTTTATGCGGATAGTATTGTTGTCCATATAATCTTTTTGAAACTGTAGCGGCATTATCAGAAGTTTTATCTTGCACGATCCTTCGTGCAATTTCAATTTCACCTCCTGGCCCTGTTCCAGGAAATCTCATATTGCCCCAAACACCTCCTTTGTTGCCTAATTCTTTTGATATATTTGTTCTTTCCATCGTTATAACAGGTAAAATAAAGTTTCCATTATTATCGCGTAACTCAGTATTATCTTTTAATTGAAATGAGCGCTCGGCTGAAGTCCAAATTACAGGTATTTTCTTAAACCCTTTATTTGAAGTTGCAAATATATTCATCGAATCATTAACAAAATTATATAAAGCAGTATCTATGTCTTCAATAGTAGAGGTGTGAAGTAATTCTTCTTTAACATTAGAGGGATTATCAACCTCTGTATAAGAATAATCTTTTTTTGTTTTATAACCCATCAAAAAGCCCCTCTCTAGCTCTAATACATTTAGCTGATACTTCTATTCTATGATCTACTTGCCCAAACAGTTGCTTTGGCTCTGATAATGTAACTATTTCGAAATAAAACTTACCATATAAGGTAAAATCGCCTTCACGCACAAATAAATTTTGGTCTTCGGATAATCTCCTCTTATGAAAATGAATCGTCAATTCTGCTTTTTTGTCTAAACCATAGTGATCTGTATAACTTTCATATGCTTGCCATTCCACCAAAGCATAAACTCTTATAGGAGGTAAAAAATTCTTTTGTATTGACTCTCCGTAAATTGGATGAAAATTAGTTGTTTCTAAATCAATAGGATAATATAAAACTTGTTGTCCAATGACTCTTTCGATAAGTTCATCATTAACTTGCTTTACCAAATCTCGCTCTTTCTGTCCTAAAAAAAGCGGAGGTGGGGGAGCAGAAGGCTGAGACCATTTGTTGCTGTCTGACACTTATACTACCCCACGAATATATGATATGGAATTGATTTTAATATTTCATTAGCACTGTTCATCGCGCTGACGTCAGTTTCAAGAAGCTTCGGATATGTTAGTTCGTCTAGAACAGTTTTCAGCTCTTCCCTCAGTTTTTCTTGTTCCTCTTTCGCTTGAGATAATAAATCTGATGCATTTAAAGTTACACTTTCGCCAGGAATAGGAATTGTTGAAAATTTGCCTCTAACCTGACCCAACATTTCTTTGCTTAATGCCAAAGCAAATCTTCTTATCCACTGCTTACCAATACTATTGATATTTTCGTATGGAACGTTAGCAAAAGGCAAAGTGTTCATGTTATTAACGCCATGAACTCCAGCTTGCTTGTTTGAGTCACTCTCATCCCATGGATCTTCCGCAACAGTGAATTCAAACCACATAACATCTGGTGAATGAGACGTCGGTTGCGGGTGAATTCTTAACTTGTTATTTTTAACTTCGTAAGCAAAATGAGAATTTCTTGTATAAATGGCATCTTCATAAGCCATGGCTTGCAATTTATTTTGCCAAACTGGGATAACTTCAAATGTAGAATCATCTGCATACATACCATAGGTTGATAGATTGCCAATTGCATTAATTCCACCATAATATCCAAAAAATCTCCACATAGCATGTGGTGTTCTATACCATACCCTTCTGATAGTTACTTTTTTATTACCAACTTTCTGATAAAATGGAAAACTAGAACTTAAAGCAGCTTGAGTAGAAACTACGCTCTGTAAATCATAATCTTGCTGCCCTTCTATCAGATCAACAGAAGCCGTATACATATTAATTGTTCCGCCGCCGCCAGCTTCTGTTGAAACAGCATCACCTATTTGTTTAACATAACCTATAGTAAATTTAGGAAATCTTAGCCCAATTTCAGAAACGCCGTTTAAAGGCGAATCCGCCTTATGCTGGCCATCATGATCAAAAGTACCAGTTGTAGCACCGAGGGCCTGGCCTAAAGTATTTTTTGCCTGATGTACATTAACAATATATGAATATTCTAAAACTGACTCTTCATAGGCGGCATACACGTTCTTTTCAGTAATCTCAATATCTAAAATATCACCACCAAGCTTACGAAAAGTATAATTTACTTGATCAATAGCACCATTAATAAAATTAGCATCGTATAAGCTAGAATCCGGAGCTGCATATATACCATATGGATAGCTTGCGACGGCAGCTGCTGTTGCTGAAGACCCCGTCTCAGGTAATGTTATAGATGACGTCGCGCTAGTTGGTGATAATGCTGGTGCTGCCATTCTCTTCTCCTTAAGCGCTAGCTACAAATACTTCCACCGTTCCCACGTTGGATCCTGGATTGATTATAATACTCTCTAAGTCAGTTAGCGCCGTTAAAATTCCAGCTGAATCGTCGTCGACATGAATTCCTTCGTCAGGCGTGCCCATTACGAAGCTTCTACCAGCTTCCAATAAAATAGTACAAGATTCATTTGCAGCGCTATTATCTTCGTCTGAATCTAACTGTAATGAGAGACCAACAGAATTCGTATCATCTAAATTGGTTACGCGAATATATTTTACATTTTGTAAATCTAACGCACCATCTGCACTAGCTGTCGTAGATTTAAAAACCAGCACTGTAGCATCATCATCTGCTGCAATAGTGATTATTCTCTTAAAGATATCTTTTATACCACTAATATCTAATGTATTTTTTGAACCTTGATCACGGCCATTCAGAATAATCTGCTCGGCTATGGTTACTTTCATCGTCGCGCTTATGATTGTGCTGGCCATTCATATGGTCTCCTATCAGTATAATTAGTTAGGAGAGATCGTTTTATCCTATAGACATTGTGTTCTATAAAACAAAACCACGTATATACGTGGTTTTTCTCACTTTTATTTTAGTAGCTACTTCTTCGCTTTTGGTTTTGCTTTCTTAACTGCCGTTTTTGCGGCAGGCTTCGCGGGTGTAGCTACCTTTTTTGAGGTAGGATCGGTCACAACTTTGGGCTCTACTTTCTTTGGAACAGGTTTCTTAACTACCGGCGCGGCTGCAGCTGCGGCTGCGCGATCGGCTTGGAGCCTGTTTCTAGATTCCTCTTGTTGTTTCCTGACTCTGGCTTTTCTTAGCATTCCCATGTTGAAATCTCCCTTTGATATTAAATAGTATATAAAAAAGAAAACCTCCAACCAAAAGGAAAGAGGTTTTCTAAAACTAAAATTGCTTGTTCTTACTCAAAGAAAATTCTGGAAATTTTCTCATAGAAAAGATACATGTGGTCAGCAGCTGCAGACCGAGAAATAACACCAACGTAAGGAATGAGATCGATGTCATTTGTAAGCGCAGTGCTCTTAACAATGCCCGCTCCCGTAGTAACGCCGCCGGCGGTGGTTAAGCTTGTTAAGCTATATTGTACGCCATTGACCCAGGCCGATACTTTTCTGTCACTATCAATGGTGATGCCTAAGCGGTAGTTAGTATCTGCCGCGAGCGCAATGTCCAAATCTGAGATATAGTCAGTACCTGCAATGCTATATACAAAATGTAAATTCGCATTTGTAGTCAAAGCCCCTGAATCATCATCAGACCCATAAACAAAATATGCCTGATTGGCGTCAGTTGCATACACGTCCGTGTTGGTCAATTTAAGGCCGGCCCAAATACCCTGTGTCGTAATAGCGTCCCCTGTTCTAATGGCACACTCCCATTCAACTTGATTTTCTGTACCCCACTCAGTTGATGACCATGCAGTAGCTGCTGAATCCAAGTGTGGCAAGATAATGATTGAATCATTGTCAGCGCCGTCTGTCTCCAATTTAAGACCGCATGGCGCACCGGCGCCGGAAGAAAAAGTCACATCAGCATCACTTGCGTTGGCACCAAGAAGCTCAAAGTGCTTATTACATTGTCTGGCAAGTTCAACGGTATATACTTGGTCTAAGGTAGCATTTACCGCCGGCAACTGGCTAAAGTGCTCTTCCAGATAAACTCTATCTGGATTTCTAATACTGAACGGACTTCCGTTTAGGCCATTCAGCGCTGCATGCCCGAGCATGCTGTCCATTACGGTTTCTAACCGTCTGGTTCCTAATCTTCGATTTCCCATTTTTTGTTTCTCCTTTTATTTTAAGTTATCGATAACTTGATTTTAATCACGAAACACAGCCAGCCACTTTCGGCTATGAATCTTCAAGGGTCAGTGGCCCCGACCCGGGCGAATAATTTCAAATTGTATCATAAATAGTCACTTAAAAAGTAAAAATCTCAAAAATTAGCTGCGATAAATTTTTAGCCAATTCACACTTTGAGATCAAAAAAAACCCCGCCAAGAGAAAACTCAAGACGGGGTCGGATTAATTACCTAGTGGTTTAGCTTGCGCCAGACTCACCAAGGATTCCTCGAACAACAACAAGGCCGTACATATCAGGACGAACCATCTTCTTTGCGTATCGAGTCATCACGCCCTTACGCGGGGTGAAGTCTTCGACACCAAAGATGGTGGGAGTGACCTGTAGAGGTACATACGGGGCATATACGTAGCCACTTTCAAGGAAGCTACCGCCCTTTCGGCCGACGAGACACAAGTTACGTGGGAAATACGGATCAACGTGAATATCCCATTTCTTGCTAAGGCTACCAACTTTGACAGCACCAACAGTACCCTTATTATCATCTGCAGTAACGCTTGCGCGGAAACCGGCAGTAAATTCAAGGATGTTGGCTACTTCAGGAGAACAAACTAGGAAGTTTGCGCCACCACGAAGGGTCTTTCTGTGGATCTGAGCCGAAACGTCGTTAATGGTCTCGACAAGAGTCTCATACCATTCACTAACCGTACCGGTGAAGTCAGGAGCAGCTGCAGTAGCACCAAGCTCCGTACCGTTGGTACGATGGACAAAGAGACCGGGAGAGCGTGACCAGTAGTACGTACCAGCTTTCGCGCCCTGGACGAGATCGTTAAGAATCTCACGATCGATCTCAAGAGCAATCTGCTCAGAAAGGATCTGCGTTAACTCAACCTCGGCATCGAGGTTGTGATAAGCATTAAGATCCTGAGCAAGCTCTGGGGACCATCTCGCCTTGAGTTTCTTGGTAATCGCGGTGACAGCGACGCTGCCTACCTTGATATCAATCTCAGGAATATCAACGTTAAGCCCAGTAGTACCTGACGCTAGATCAGGTGAGCCTTCCAACGGGAAGGAACTACCACGTACAGAGCCCACATCCGCAGTCGCGTAAAGATCGCGCTCTGGATAGGCAACCGTAAGCGTCTCGGTGTTTCCGACATCGTCAATCGCGCCCCCATCACGAACAAGAACAAGGTTTAACTTGCTATTGCTGTCCAGATAAGTTAGACGACGTACAGGAGTGCCATTGCCCAAGTCGAACGTACCAGCAGTAAAATCCATCGCAATAAGATTATCAGTATTGACGTTTGCAAGCGCATCGGTCACGGTATCATCAGACGTCACGATAGAAACGTAGTTTGTCGTAGTACCAAGAATATCAGGATCCCAACGAATGAGCTTCTTCTGGGCTTCAGTAAGGGACGTGACCAAAGTGCTGGACAACGTCTGGTTATCCATCTGAATGGTCGCAGAACCAGTCGGAGAAGTATACCCAGTCTGGAGGTTGTAGAAACCACCACCTTCTTCGGTGAGGTCCGTGACACCACCGGTTAACTGAGTAGCAACCACCCCGCCACCGTAGAGCGAGTCATTCGCGTCAAATCCCAAAGTGGAATCGGTGTACTGGAAGTCCATGAAGAAGATAAGTCCCGAAGGGAGACTCATCGGCTGAACGCTAACAAGGTCATTAGCCAAAAGTCCGCCGAAAACACGACGAACAAGCGGGAATGCGACGGCAGAAAAGCCCTCTACATCACCGCCGGCCATAGTACTAGCTTCCTTAAGAAGCTGTTTGGCTTGATTTTCTAACAGCATAGCCATGCCGTTCCTGTTGTGGTCATCCTCGATACCTTCCAAGAGACCGGTCCGTTCCCATTTTTCCATTAGGGCCTGGCCTTCTCTTGCTAAAGATCTTTCTCGGATGCCTTCAGTTAGTTTCTCTAAAACTGACATTTGTAATCCTCCTTTTAAATTGTTTTAATTTTTATCAGTTATGCCTGCTAAAACTTTCCATCTGTTAGTCACAGGCGATTCGCTTTTTTCTGCCCTTCTCTTGCGATGAGACAGAATTAAAGTTGAAGAAGTTTTATTGACAGCTTCGCTCAACGATTTTGGCTGCTTATTATTTAAAGCATTACCCGATGCGCTTTGAAGTGTTTCAAAAATAACTTTTGCCTCTTCAACAGTTTCAGCCTTCGATAAAGATTCGGCAATTCTATTTTTTTGCCGCTCATTCAAGGAGTTGTTCATCAAGACTTTATTCGTATAAAGTAATCTTGCGTTAGTTAAATTAGATTCTTCCAATCTATCTTTAAGTCTAATCGCAACATCAATTATTTCTTTTTCTTTTTCACTGTTTTTGTCAAGTTTGTTTTGTAAAATATTATTTTTCTTTTCTAAGTTTTCTTTAATATTCTCAAGTGTTTTAACTGCTTTTCTAATAGCTGTTTTCTCTTCGCGTACTTTTGAATCTTGTTCCAACGCCAAAAGCTCTTCTTCAGCTAATTCTATATAAGACTGAGGTGTTCCAGCCCAACCAGTTTTTTTAGGTTCTATATCAACAACTAACTCTTCCATTATAGAAGAAAGAAGATCTTCATCCAGATCTAGATCTTCTTCCATTGGCATGGGCTCTTCCTCTGGGGGCATTTCGCCAGTTAATTCTGTTGCTGTGGTCTCACGATCAAGCATGGGAACTTCTTCCCCAGCATCCATTTGAGCCAATAAATCATCGACATTTATTTCCAAAGGAGACTCTTCACCTTCTTCTGGACACGGACACATGTTTGAGCCCTGAGTGCTGGCCAGGGGAACGTCGTCTAACATCTCCTCTGTAGCTTCATCTGGCGCGGCGTCGACTTCGGCTCCCATCGCGGCGCCGCCCATGGGATCTTCCATGGGATCTTCTAGCGGTTGTTCTAGTAAAATTGCAACCGCTTCCTTGATTTGTTCTGAATATTTTTCTAGAACAACTGTTTCTGCATTTTTTAACGCTGCGTCTCGTAGCGCTTCTGCATCGACAATGGCTTGTTCCAATAACGTCATTTGTGTGCTCCTAAAGATATTTCATCAAAAATAAATAGTTGTATTTTTTATTAAAGTCCATTAAAGATTCCCATTAAGCATTATAAGCTGCAAGTGTTGGAGCGTCGTTCAGGCTGCCTTCAACGACCCAGGATGACCCATCTGAAGTCATCTCAATATAATCGCCGGCGCTACAATTATTTGTTAGAGTAATTTTACCATGAGTGCCCGCCGCGCCAGTCGCTGCAGTAACTGTTATTGTTGGGTCGGATAAATCATTATTATGACTCCAAATTTTACCGTACATATCATTAGCAGTCGATTTAATAATATGTGCCGCGTTTGTAGCGCCATGATAATCAGCAAAGCTAAATAGGAACCAAACTCCTTTATTTGTAGCTGCAGCTGGTAAAGTAATTGTGGTAACGCTGTTGTCACCATTATCCCACAACACTATAGTGTGGCCACTCTGAGCAGAAGTAAGAGTATGAGTACCGGTGAACTTTGTTACCGTCCTTATTAAATCATTTCCTGAACTAAACCCCATATTTAAATCTCCTAATCAGTAGCTCCGGATCCGGTTATAACAAACATTGATCCAGTTTGAATTGTGGTTAATGAAGCATAAACTTTATATCCGCCAGAACTCGATCCAGTAGTTGAAATAAACATTTCTTTACATTTTACATCAAACTCCATTGAATCCTCATGAGAATCAAAAGAAATATAGTGATGACCCGCTGTGATTCGGTCGTTATCCCCGCCAGATCCCGTTGAAACAAAGTGAGCCCTAATTTCTCCCGTAATAGATCCAGACGCCGTAACAGTAATTGACTTTGTTACATAAGGAAAACTAATTGTATGTTGTTGGTTTGCTGCAATGGTCGAACCAGTAATATACGGATGACCGGAAACCTGATATGAGCCCACATTTCTTAAACCACTTCGAGTTGATCCGTGAAATATAGGTTGTCCTGTTACTGCATCTGTTGCCATTTTCTTCTCCTAGCTTATATCCAATTTTTTCTTTCTTTGTCTTTCTGCTTTTCTAGCATTTTCTTTCTTTCTCTTTCTTTCAAGACGTCTTTTTTGTGATGGTTTTGTATATACTTGTTTATCTAAGTAGTTCTCGATAATGCGTTCTTTTTTTACTTTTTTTATAAATTTCTTAATTAACCGACGTGGATCGCCTTTAACCTCGTCTAGTGTTACTTTTACATTCCAAGCTTTTCCCATGTTACACCATTTTTCTCCATTTAGTACCAACTAGATCCAGGAGTCCATCAATATTAACTCCAGGATCGCTGGGGTTAACACCGGACATAGGACCATGCGCGGAACTAGTGGAACTAGAAGCTTTTACGGGCTGCGCGGGTACAGAATGGCTTTCGTTTAATATTTTAATTCTTTTTTGCCTGTCTCTTTCATGTTTTTCTTCTAATTCACGTTGCCTCTCATCATCATTATTTTTGGTAATAGTCCTCTCTGAAACAAGACGCTTAGATTCAAAGCCTTTTGCTACTTCCGTAATAATTCCAGATAAAACGCCTTCCTCAAAAATACATTCTTTAATGCATTCTTTGATAAGAGGCTTTAAAACCTTTTTTAATTCGTTTCTTTTCATTTTATCCTCTTATAATACTATCCATAATATTATTTATTTTTTCTTTTTTTGTTGTATCAGCATTCTCATTTATATACAAATTAATTCCAGGATCCATGGTGGGTGTAGATGCCGAAGTTTTCTTTAAATAGGCGCCTGGTGTTGAGGGTTCAGAAACCATATCAAAACAAATAAGCTGGAAGTCGTCTTCAACCATTGTATCACCATTAACTTCTTTAACTGTTCCCATACCACGAGAAGAAATACCTAGTTTCACGCCGGCTTTGATGAGATCTTTAAGAATTCTACCTGATGGCGTATCAAGCACTTCAAATTTTGCCATAACGCTACCTTGATCCCACCACATTTTAACAGCAAGATGCGAAGCATTTTTTAAGTTAATAACGCTATCATCAGGATGATCAAGCTCGCCTAAAGCGCGACGTTCTCGGATGGATTTTTGATAATTTTCAACTTCTCTTTGCAAAGTTTCTTTTTTGTATATTCTACCATTACCATTTTTCGTACCAGATTTTTGGCAGACACCAACAAGATAAATAGCACCTTCATTAACAACTTTTTTACGTTCTGATTCTGTTAAAACGTCCATCGGGCAATTGCCGTCAGGACATAATTCAAAATATTCTTGTAGTAGTTGTTTTGACATCAGTCTAATGCTTCTTTATTTCTCTAAGTATTGCAGCTATTGCTTTTCTAAGGGTATTCTCGGCTACAGGTCGAGGTGCTCGTCGTCGGGATGCGGCGCCTTGAATATCAGCTGCTTGGGGATCATTAAAATTAATAGAACCTTTTTCTAGCGCCTTGTTAACCTTTGCTTGCGGCACACCAGAATCATCTGCTTGTGGCATGCCCTTGACTCTATCAAATTTTCCAGGCGGTTTAGCTTTAATAGCCGCTAGATTAGCAGCGTACATTTTTGCAGCCTCTTTGGTGGCGTCTGGTGCGGAAATCTTACCTGCGGCGTGAAGGGCTTGGAGGGCAGGAGGCTGAATATACTTAACAACATAATTATAAATATAATTTTCATTAGCAGCTAATAAATTCTTTTTAGTGTCTTTTGTAACAACTTTGCCAGCCAAGGCGGCAATTGCCAATTGTGTTGCTTTAAGAGCTTTTTCGGCGCCGGGTTCACCAGTGCCGAATGCTGGAGCGCTCATATTATCAACTGCCATTATACCATCCGGATTTGTCATCATAACTTGAGACCAGCGGTGATGACCATCTAGAATGTATTTGTTTTCAAATACTAACAAGGGGATAGTACCGCCTGGCGAAGGCATCATGATAGTACCTTTTGATAAAGCTGCTTCTGTCGAGGGGGGATCCCATTTATTTGTCATCTGATCGCCTAAACTTTTATCTAAATCAATATCTTTCTGTGTTGGAGTTAAATTTTTTGCCGCGACGGGGGATCCTCCATCAATTGATATTGCTTCATCTTGAGGCCCTCCTGCATCTTTTCGGCCAGCAGAAGCTAATTTTCTAAATTCAGGATCAGAAGCAATTTGTTTGAGCATAGAAACATAATCATGTAAGCCGGCATCTTGTTTTTGTACCAGCGCCTGGGCGCCGGCGCCGGCTTTCATGCGCGCAGGGCGTGTCGTTGAAGGGCGACGTGCACGGGGATCAGGGTCTTCTTCTTGTTCGCTAACATAACCCCTCCAAGATTCCAATATAAGCTTCATCCCTTTTTTCATTTTATAAGATTCCTATTTTTTACGAAAAATATTTTCTATTTCTTTTTCAACAAGTTTTCTTAAAGCTTCTTTGGTGAGCTTTTTATTCTCGTCAAAGCGACCACTTTTTTCATATCTATCTGCAAAATCGCCGCTATATGAAGATTTAT